ACTTTGAACTTCACGAATTACTTGAAAAAGTACCTACAGCAAGAACATTTCCACAAATTTTTATAGATGGGGAAAACATTGGTGGTTATACCGAGTTTTCCAAAATAAATGATTGAAGTATTTGATAATGTATTAGTAGAAGATACAAGAGAAGGACTGTATATGTTCTCAGCTTCTACAGATTATCAGATAGGTTGGGGAGATGTTTCAACTTTTGAAACAAGACAGTACCCTTGTTTACATCATACACTAACAAAACAAGAGTGGGCAAATACAAAATTTATACCCAGTCTATGCAATTCTTCTTTAATGAAAGCGCTAGATGGTTTGGTATTTGATAGTGCCACAATTAATCTTTCTTTTCCTTCCTCAATACAATTCCCACATACGCACGGTGACTGCAAAGTTTTAGTATATTATATAAACCCTGATTGGAGAAATGAATATTATGGGGAAACCATATTTTACAATGAAACAATGAGTGAAGCAGAACAAACAGTAATATACAAACCAAATAGAGCAATTCTTTTTGATGGAAGTACTCCACACTCCATTAGACCATCATCACACATAGCACCCCAGTACAGATTCACTCTCGGAATCTTTTTCAAAGAACCCAACTTTATAGAAGAAGCAAAAAATAATACTTGACACAGCTCTCAAAATTTTGTATAATATATGTATGAATTTATTTTACTTAGATAAAAATTTAGATAAGTGTGCCGAGTACCATGTTGACAAACACATTGTCAAGATGCCGCTAGAGGTTGCTCAAATATTATGCACTAGCATATGGATTGACAAGTTCTTGGGTTTTGTACCTCGTGCACTCAACAAAGAAGAACGAGATGTACTCAATGAAGAGAAAGCAAAGATAAAACATCTACCCCCAGCAGAAAGACCAATCACACCATACTTACCTATGATGTATAATCACCCATGCACTATTTGGGCAAGGTCATCACTAGACAATCACGAGTGGACACACTGCTATGGCAATGCTTTAAATGACGAGTATAGATACAGATATGGCAAAGAACATAAGTCCATACATGAAGTAGTAAATAAACTACCTGAGCCAGTAAATATGGAAAGACTAGGCTTTACAGAGTTTGGATTAGCTATGCCTGATGAACTAAAGGATTATGAAAATCCTATACAGTCTTATCGAGACTACTACCATCTTGACAAAGCTACCTTTGCTAGTTGGAAGTTTAGAGATAAACCACATTGGTGGAATGAAGACTACGCTGATTATGAAAGTAGGATAACAAGATGAAATTACTAGAAGGAACATATGATGTAGGCAGTGGTATATATCCATTTGCTAGAATATTTTCAGAAAGACCTTATGGGTACAAAAGATACACAGTAGTATATGCAGACGGCAGACAGTCTATGTATTCAGGACTGTGGTACAAATTAACAGACATAGAAGAAATAGTGGAGAAAGAAATTGACAGAACAAAAATTTAATGACTACGCAAAATTCGTAGACATGACAACATCAGTAGTAAGTAAAAATACTGACAAATTACAAAACAGATTAGACCTCTTAACAGGAACAACTAGCCACAAAGGCGATGGTTCCGAAAGATACGAAGAAATGCAAGTAGCAAGATTAATGACTTCAGTTATCGGAATGATGGCTGAAAGCGGAGAGTTTGCAGAAGTAGTAAAGAAAAAAATATTTCAAGCAGACACACAGTTTACAGATGATGAAATATTCCATATGAAAAGAGAATTAGGTGATGTATTGTGGTACTGGGTACAGGGCTGTATAGCTTTGGGATTCACACCACATGAAGTCATGGACGAAAACATCAGAAAACTAGAAAAAAGATACCCCAATGGCTTTGAAGTCATTCGCTCAGAAGTGAGAGCAGATGGGGATATTTAGTAATAAAACTAAGTATAAATTCAATGAAGATAAAATGCTTATCAAGCTACAAGCTTACATTGATAATACTTATGAACAACATTATAGTGCAGACAAGATTCAAGCTACTGAATTTATTATAGACTCAGGGCATGGAGAAGGTTTTTGCATAGGAAACATTATAAAATATGCAAAGCGCTATGGAAAGAAACAAGGCAGAAATGAATTAGATTTATTAAAGATAGTTCACTATGCTATTATATTATTGGGAAGCGATGAGACAGACTAGAAAACGACAACACGAAAAACTAGATGAAGCTAATCTCGATAGAGTAATTGGATTATTGGAAGGCGAACAGCCGATAACAAAGAAAGTTGCTTGTGAGATGCTCAATATTAGTTATAATACAACAAGATTAGGAAGTATCATAGCTGAACATAAAGATATAATGGAGTATAGAGCTACTCGTAAAGCTCAGAACAGAGGTAGAAAGGCCACAGACCTAGAGAAAAGAGACGCAATAGAAAGATATCTAAATGGACAAACAGTCTCAGAAATTGCAAAGGGTATGTTCAGGTCTACTACCTTTATTCGCAACTTAATTGATAATATCGGAGTTCCACAAAAAATTACGAAATCCGAAAAATCAGTATACGCTTGGAGAACACCTATGCTGCCCGAACAATGTGTAGCAGAGGAGTTTGAAGTAGGAGAAAGAGTATGGTCAGCCCGCGACAATGCTCTAGCAATAATTAAGAAGAAAGCTCCCAATACAAAGACTACAACTTATATAGATAAGTATGGAGTTAACTGCTATCAAATATTTGTTATTACTTTGACAGATTTTGATACAAAGTATTTTGGCTTTCAAAAGATTGGTGGGCACTGGAGCCATTCACTCGCTTACGACTTAGGTAGTTTACGACATTTAAAAGAATACGGAATAGACATCTATAAATAAGGAGAAAATAATGGACGTACTAACATTTGTTGGTGCGTTTTGGATATCAACATGGATTATGCTTCTCTTTAGAACATGGAGTATTATTGCCAGACTAATTGATACATACCAAATCGTATTGGCACAAAGATATAAAGTATTACATTTTTGTATATATTCTTTTTCTTTAGTATTTCTCACACCTTTACTATGGCAAGTAGTATTTAATGATGAATATAGAAAAAGATATGTACTAGCATATGTTAATGCTTTGAGGAAAAACAAATAATGAATTATTTACTAGAAGCATTATGCAAAAAACTAGAGGGAGAAATAGCTATAGCACACGCTAATATAAAAACCTATGAGAGAAACTCAATAGGTATAGGGGAACACCCCGAACTCGTGCAAGCGATAGAAACCCAAATAGAGATTATAGCGCATGCAGAAGATAAACTTCATGCAATTCATAATCATTTTGGGTAAGTATCAAAAAATAGTTCTTGACATCGCTCTTATATTATTGTATAATAATATTTATGAGTGATAGATATTATAACCAAATGAGAGACGCGACAGGGTGGTGCCCAGGCATGCCCGAATCTCTCAAAAATAAAAGGAGAAGACGCATGGCATGGACAGATGAATCCAAAGCACAAGCCGTTGAAATGTATACAGATGCTGAGGCAACACCAGAAACAAGTATGGAGATTGTCAAAGACATAGCTGAAGAGTTAGGTGAGAGCCCTAATGGAGTAAGAATGATTCTTACTAAAGCAGGCGTATATGTTAAGAAATCCCCTGCAACAGGCGCTAGCAAATCCACAGGTGGTGGTACAGCTAGAGTATCAAAAGCTGATGCAGCTGAAACATTATCAGCAGCTATTAGTGATGCAGGTCAAGAAGTAGACAATGACATTATCAGTAAACTTACTGGTAAAGCTTCAGTATACTTCACAGTGATTATCAACGCAATCAATGACTAATTAAATACTACCCAATTACTAAAGAGAAAGAGTTTTCTTAATAGTAATTGGAGTATTAAATGAAAAAAGATGAGTTCATACGAACTGTAAAAGATTGTGGTGATGCAATCATCACATACAGAAGTACCAACTCTCGAAAACTAAAGTACAATGTCTGTACTTTGGATTTCGACAATAAATATATCCAAAGCAAAAAGAACAGGGCAAAAGAAAGTAATGACAATGTTCTGCTCTTTTGTTGGGATACAGACTCTTATCGCTTATTAATGCCTAAGAATGTAACCAGCATTGTTCCCCTCAGTGCAATATTGAGGAACAAACGATGAACTTACATGAC